GCCGCGCAGCCGCTGATCGACAGGTACCCCGCTGCTGCGCCGACGCTGCTTGAAATGCTCAAGTGGACCATGACGGGCTTCAAGGGCGCGTCGTCGATCGAGGGCGTGCTGGACAAGGCGATTGCGAACCTGCAGCAGAATCCGCCGCCGCAGCAGCCTGATCCCGCGGCGATGAAGGCGAAGGCCAAGCAGGGCGAGCAGCAGGCGAAGTTGCAGGGCGACATGGCGAAGATCAACGCGCAGACGCAGGCCGACATGGTGCGTACGCGCACTGAGTTGCAGGCCGACCTTGTGCGGCAGAACGCGCAGACGCAGGGCAAGATCAAGGAGCAGGCTGCGCAGCAGTTGTTCGGCACGATGGCTGATCAGCGCGCCGCAGGCGTGCAATCTTCGGAAGTCGTCGGCTTCAGGCGCCCGGTGCAGTGATGCGTCACACGTGGCATTGGAGCCCGGTGCAGTGATGCGTCACACGTGGCATTGGAGCCCGGTGCAGTGATGCGTCACACGTGGCATTGGAGCCCTGCGCAGGGGAAGCTGGTCGAAGGGCCTTCGCCGCGTCGCACAGATGGCAGTGGCGACGGCTGGAAGTACAGCGATCGGCTCTACAGCGCTGCGCCGTTCAGGGCACATGACGGCACGCTGATTGACTCGAAGCGCAAGCATCGCGAGTACATGCGGCGGCACGGGCTCTCGACGGCAGACGACTTCAAGGGGACATGGGATCGCGCGGCCAAGCAGCGCGAACAGGCGTATACGGGCAGACATGACCGACGCGCGCGGCTCGAAGCTGTGCGGCGCGCTGTCGCGAGGCGAGGGTAGGCGTATGGCTGATCCACTGGCCCCGAAATCCCTGCAGGCAGAGAATCGCCAGCGGCTGCTGAGCGACATTCTGCGCAATGCTGCGGGGTTGCCCGAGGCAGCGCTCACGCTCGGTACAGGGCTTGTCAATCAGGCAGGCGCGGGGCTTGGCACGCTCGCGGGCATGGCAGGCAGCAGGCTGCGCGGTGAGCCCGTGGACCTCGACGCGGCCAGCGAGACTGCGCTGCAGCCTGACTTCACGTTCATGCCGCGTTCTACGGGCGGGCAGGAAGTGCTGCGCGGCATTGGCACGCTCACGGAACCGATCGATGAGGGGATGCAGTACGTCGGGCAGAAGGCCGCTGACGTGACGGGATCGCCGGCTGTGGGCGCGGGCGTTTACACGGCCCTGAACGTGCTCGACCCGGAGCTTGCTGCGCCCGCTGTGGCGAAGGTCGCTGCTCTGCGTGGCGCGCAGAACGTGGCACGTTCCGGCGCGTCCGCGCCCGTGCCGTCGCGCTTCGGCCAGTCGGGCGCGTGGGCGATGAGCGACATTGCCGAAGCACCGGGCAACTTCGCCTTTCGTTCGCCTGCGCTCGATGCGTTCGATCGGCTCAAGCCGCAGGAGCAGGGGCGCGTCACGGGCAGGCAGCTGGGCAAGGCGCTGATTCGCGAAGGAGCGAAGAAAGAGGAGCTTGAATGGATGGGGCTCGATCCCATCATCAACAGCGACGATCTTGTCAGCACGGCGGACGTGCGCCGCATTGCGGAGTTCAACAAACCGGGTATCAGTTTCAGGTCGCTGCGTTCGGCGCAGGAAGAAACAGGTGCCACGGAAGACGACATTCTCGAAAAAGCTCGCAGCCTCGCATGGGAAGATCCTGACCTTCAGTACCCGGTCGTCATCTATCAGAACAGAGGGCGCAATCGCGAGGTGCTGGAAACTGTTGACGAAGAATATGAAGCGGAGAGATGGATCGACAGGGAAAGGATATCCTTCGTCGAAAACAACTTTGAAAGTGAAACGGCGCAGTTGCTGGATAACATCGAGGAGTATTTCAGCGAAGAAGAAATCGCGGAAATGTCGGACGCGGAAAAGAAGCAATGGGCGGAAAAGACTGCGCGCCTCAACCTTGAAAATCTGGCAGCCGAGCTTGACTACACGTTTGAGACTGACTACGGCGCAGACCCCGTTAACCTTGAAAGTCTGACGGACTACTGGGTAAATCGTGTAACCGATGATCCGGAAGGCTACGGGCTTAGTGTTCAACCGGACGACGCGCCTGCTTACGGAGAGCATACGGTCGGCAGACGCGGGTCGGATCCGGAGTCCAACTACACGGTAAGCGCCGGCCGGCTCGTAACAGAAGAACGCTTCGGTCGCGGGAATGCCGATGCGCCGTCGTTCCTTCGTCCTTACATGGAAGGCGACAAGCGGGGCCCAGATGTTGATTCTCCGCAGCGCGACCTGCTGCTGAATGCGCCGAAGAACGAATCCCGCGCGTTTCAGATCGAGGCGCTGCGGCGCAAGGCGCGCGATGAAGATCCGGATGTTGAGAAGTACCGTGCGCCTGTAGATGAGACGCACTACGATGATCTGGGCAGCAACCAGCTGTTCTTCACGCGCGAGACGGATCAGAGCGCGCCGTCATGGGGCTCGGTGCGATCTGGTGTCGGGACTGTGCCGTACAGTAACTTGCGGCTTGCAAACGGTAAGGCGCTGCCCCGCACTGTGCGCTCCGACATGCCGATGCGGCTCGTGGAAGAAGCTCAGAGCGACTGGCTGCAGCTTGGGCGCAAAACGGGGTGGGCTGATCCGAAGGGTCTGGAAAAGCTCAGGAAGGAAGACGCTGCGACTGCTGATTTATTCAGTGCAGAGAATGCTCGTCGGGAGAGTATGCAGCGGCAGGCCATCAGTGAACTGCCGCTCGCGCTCGAAGATGAGCGGCTTAGTGGCTTCATAGAACGGGCCAAGGCCGAAGTTGCTCAACACGGGCAGGATGCGAGACCTGAGTTGTTTCAGCTTACGCAAATATTGCGCGAGTTTCAGGACGCCGTTGTCGAGAATCCCCGTGACTACACGCTTGATTGGCAGAGGAACGTGTCGCGCAGGCTTTTTCTGAAGATCTACAACGCAAGCCCTGCGGGAAGTCCCGCAGAGGATTTTTCGAATCAGATCTTGACTGGTCTTCAACAGCTGCCGGAACTTGTTTTAACCTCGCGCCGGAAAAAGCCGCTGCCGAGCGCACCGATGCGCGAAACGCGGCAGTACACGCAGCTTGCGCTGGCGGATGCCTTGCGCCGTGCTGTGCAGGAAGGGCAGCAGTACATCGCGTGGACACCGGGTGACGTGCACACGAAGCGCTGGGGCACGGATACGTTTCAGTACGCAGTAGACCCGAGTAACCCGCGCCTTGTTCGTTGGAGTACAACCGACGTTTCGCGGCAGAGAAGAGGCTCTGGGATGGAGAACCTGCAGGCGGCTGCGGAGGCGCTGTTTGACAACCATTCTTCTAACACGCTGGATCTTGATGATCCTGAGCTTGACAAGAGGCTTACGGGGATTGTCGAGCAGTCGCTCAACTACGGTATGCACAGCTATTCGCGCCCCGATGTAGCGCGCAGGAAGCGCGTAGAACTGATCCGTAAAGAGCTTGAGGCTGCTTCCAAGGCAGCGCAGGCAGGCGAGCGCAAGGCGGGGCACTACTCGCCGCGCGCGATGGGCTACGAGCTTGCCTACGAGCCGATGGCGCAGGACATGGTGAACATCCTGCGCCGCGCGGGTGTAAAGGACCTGCCTGAAATCAGGGACATTGAAAATCCGTACTCGAAAGTCCCGCTTCGCGGTTTCGAAATCAGCCCCGAGGTTGCACGTGCCGCGAAGCGCGGGCTGGTATTGCCTTACTGACAAACATCAGGACAACGAATGAACGCCGAAGTCAATGACCTGCGCTCAGCGCTGGAAAGTGCCTATGACAACGCAGAAGCAGGGAGATCGACCGAGAACACCGCGCAGCCCGTTCGGGCTGAAGCAGCGCCGACCGAGACCCCCGCAGCCCCCGCAGCCCCCGTCGAAGATCGTGGCGACGGTCGCCGCGTTGATGGCAGGTTTGCGCCGCGTGCGAAGCCCGTCGAGGCAGCCAAGCCCGACGTAGCGAAGCCTGTCGAGGCAGCGAAGCCCGAGGCAGCGAAGCCCGACGAGGCAACCAAGCCCGACGTGTCTGACAGGGCTCCGCAGTCGTGGAAGCCGGGTGCGCGGGAAGTCTGGTCGCAGTTGCCCGCTGAGGTGCGCGCGGAAGTGCATCGGCGCGAGCGTGAGACGGCGCGCGTCATGCAGGAGACGGCGCAGGCGCGGCAGGTCACGGACTTCGTGTCGAAGCTGCAGCAGAAGTTCGCGCCTGCGCTGCAGGCTGAGGGCGTAGACGCGCTCACGGCAGCCGCGAACCTGATGAGCCTGTCTTCCCGGTTGCGCTTTGGCACGCCGATCGAGAAGGCGCAGCTGGCGGCGACGATCGTTCGTACCTACGGCGTCGATGTAGGCGCGCTGGCCGAAGCGCTCGATGGTGCGCCGCAGGGCAGCGCGCCTGCACAGCAACAGGCCCCGGTGTCTGATCCGCGAGTCGATCAGCTGTTCCAGCAGCTTGAGGCGGTCAAGCAGCAGCGGCAGGAGCAGGTGATCCGCAGGGCGACCGAGGAAGTCGAGGCGTTCGGGGCGGACAAGGAGTTCTTCTCCGACGTGCGCGACGAAATGGCCGACCTGCTCGAAGTCGCCGCCCGCCGGGGTGTTGACCTTTCGCTGGATCAGGCGTATGAACGGGCCTGCAGGATGCAGCCCGAGATTTCGAAGGTCTTGGACGCACGGGAAGCTGCCAAGCGCGCTGAGAACACCAACCAGTTCACTCAGCGCGCCAGAGTCGCGGCTTCCAGTGTGCGGGGAACGCCGGCAACGGCGTCCACCCCATCGCCGGCGGACCTTCGTGCTTCGATCGAGGCGGCATTCGAACAGGTCGGCGGAAGGTAAGAACTTCTTCGAAGTTCACTCTTTCGATGACAGCCCCGGACCGGGCGACGGGCCGAAGCGTGTAAACGCTCCACGGGAAACGGTCAGGATTCAGGCTTAACCATCGGCAGAGGATTACTTCAATGGCATTCGCCAATGTTTCCGACATCGTGGCAACCACGATCGAATCGCGTTCCAAGTCCATCGCGGACAACGTGACGAAGAACAACGCGCTGCTGTCCCGGCTTGAGCAGCGAGGCAGGATCAAGACCGTCTCCGGCGGCTCGAAGATCTTTCAGGAAATCAGCTTCGCGGAGAACGGCAACGCGGGCTGGTACAGCGGCTATGACCTGCTGCCCGTTGCGGCGCAGGACGTGATTTCCGCTGCGGAGTACGAGTTCAAGCAGGCGGCGTGCCCCGTCGTCATCAGCGGCCTCGACATGCTGAAGAACAGCGCCAAAGAGCAGATGATCGATCTGCTTGAGGGCCGCATCGGCGTGGCTGAGGGCACGATGGCGAACCTGATCTCGGGCGGCCTGTACTCGGATGGCACGGGCGCGGGCGGCAAGCAGCTGGAAGGTCTGAACAAGGCTGTCCCGGTCTCCCCTGCGACGGGCGTCTACGGCGGCATCGACCCGGCGACGTGGACTTTCTGGCGGAACTATTCGCTGGATACCACGGCGGCCAACCTGACGGTTGACAAGATTCAGGGCTACTTCAACACGGCGTGGGCGGGGTTGGTGCGCGGCATGGATCGGCCGGACCTCGTCATGGTCGATTCAACCGTCTGGTCTACGTACATGGCCTCCCTGCAGGCGCAGCAGCGCTTTACCGACGCGTCCAGCGCAGCGCTCGGCTTCCCGTCCATCAAGTTCATGGACGCCGACGTTGTTCTGGACGGCGGCATCGGGGGCTTCTGTCCTGCGGGTACCGCGTTCTTCCTGAACACGAAGTACCTGCACTACCGGCCGCACTCTCAGCGGAACATGGTCTCGCTCGCGCCGAACAAGCGCTACGCGATCAATCAGGACGCGGAAGTGCAGATCCTCGGCTGGGCAGGCAACCTGACGTGCTCGGGAAGGCAGTTCCAAGGGAGACTCGACTTCAACGGCTGAGATTTCAGCAGCTGATGATCGGACACTGGGCGCGGTTGTGAGCCGCGCCCCCTTTTCCAAGGAGCTAACGACCATGCCAGCAGGACTTCCCGGCGCGACTCTCGCGCAGAATCAGGGCAACCCGTCGCAGGGGGCTGCCATCATTTTCGATCCGCTCAGCGGTCCGAAGGCGTCGCCGTTCGATGCGCGGAAGATCACGGGCTGGTCGGCAGGAACGCCGACCTATGCCAACGATCCGGACAACGTGTCAACGGGCGCGCTCGCAACGGGCATCGGCTTCGGCGACAGCGACCTTTTCGGCGCGAACCTGCCCGCAGTGAACGGCATCTTCCCGCCGGGCAACTTCACCGACGACTACGTTCCGGGGCAGGACCTGCCTTCGGGATCAGCGGCCGCGAATGCGTCGATCATGTACATCGGCGGTGGACGCAGTCTTGCTTCGGGCGTCGCAAACCCCTACGCGCTGGCGTCGGTGGGCATCTGCGGCGCAGGCAATGGCGGATCGCGCGATGGCGGCACGACGCCGTTCACGGGCTTCTCGCTCAAGACGGTCACTGCGTCGGGTACCGTGGCCAACGGTTCCGCAGTTGAGACGGGCTTCGTCAACCGCACGGGAGTTTCACTTGCGGCGGGACAGTCCGTGTTCGGATCTGCCACGGCTGCGCTCACCGACGTTTCGTAAGCTGCCATGTCGGCTCTGCACGGGCTGGCGGAGAACGGGGCCATTCCTGTAGGGGGTGGCCCCGTTACTGCTTGGCGCAACGGGCTGCCATTCAATGCGCTGGGCGAGCTTGTTGTTACGACCAACATCCCTACGCACTGGTCGAATGGTGTCGGCTTTCAGGGCAGCGCTGTGAGTGCACTTACCGGTGGCTTGCCTGTCAGCTGGTCCTGCGGGCTGCCATTCAACGCGGACGGCAAGCTGTGCATTGACCAGCTTGGCCCCGATCACTGGTCCAGCGGTACGCCGTTCAACACGGTCGGACAAGTGACGACTGATTAGCTCATCACAACAGGAAAACGAACATGCGGGAAGTGACCATCGAGGAGCAGGCGAGCAACGTCGATAACATGACGTTTGGTGACGACCGTCTCGGCGTCGTGTTCTACACGCGCGTTGTCGAGGATGCGGAGCGTACGCAGGCAGAGGGCCGCAGGTGTTTCCGGGAGCGCGAGTACATCAAGATCATGGTGCCCGGCGATCGGTACAACACGATCGACAGGCCCGTGCAGACGACGGGAACGATTCCCACGGATGACCGTCTGCGCTTCGCGAAGCAGTACGAGCGGTTCAAGCAGCAGAAGCAGCAGACTGCGCACGAGGGCACGCCGTTGTCGCTGTGGCCCGCGATTCCGGGGCCGCTCGCCGAGGAGCTTCGGTTCCTGAACATCTTCTCGGTCGAGCAGCTGGCGGGGCTTGCGGATACCTACGTCTCGAAGCTTCCGATGGGTCAGTCGTGGAAGCAGAGGGCGCAGGAATTCCTCGCCGCGTTGAAGGATCAGGAGGCGATCAACAAGCTCAATGCGCAACTGACTGAGCGCGACACGCGCATTGATGCGCTTGAGAAGGCTATCGCCGATCAGGCTGAGCAGATCAGGAAGCTTCTGAGCAAAAAGGGCTGACGCATGTCCCGGTTTCAGTCGGCAGGGGACCTGATTAACCGCGTTGCAGTCAGCGTTGGATTGCAGCGTACGGCGGACCCCTTTGCGTCGTCTGATCCTGCGTACGTGCAGCTTTGCACTCTGGCAACGGAGTGCGGCGACGATCTGGTTCAGGAGAACGACTGGCAGCAGCTGCAGCGCACTGAGTCGTTCGTGACGATGGTGGGCGATACGGGACTGTATCCCCTGCCAGACGATTTCAGCTACATGATCGAGCAGACGGGCTGGCAACAGGGTGCGCCGGGCGCGGCGTATCCCCTGCTGGGGCCTGCCTCGGCGCAATGGTGGAGCTACCTCGAAGCGTCGCAGCTGTACACGGTGACGATCTACGCGTGGTTCCGCATCGCTGAAGGACTGCTGCAGCTGTGGCCGCAGCCGCCTGCGCCGGACATTCCGATCGCTTACAAGTACATCTCGCGGAACTGGGTGCTCGATGGAACCAGTTCGCCGACTGCGCCCGTTTACAAGAACAGCCTGCAGACTTCGAGCGATACGCCGCTGTTCGAGCCGATCCTGTTCCTGAAGAAGCTCAAGCTGGCCTTCCTGCAGGCGAAGGGCTTTGACACGGCGAAAGCCGAGGATGAGTACCGCGCCGCGCTCGACTCGTGGACGGGCAAGGACGTCAGCGCGCCCATCCTGAGTCTGACGAGCAGGCAGCATGGCTCGCGCTTCCTCGATTCGTACGTGAACGTCCCGGAAACGGGCTATGGTTCCTGAAGCGAACAAAGCCTTCGCTGAACTGACGCAGCGCAAGAGGCGGGGCCAGCGGCAACTGACGCGCCCTGTATTCATGCCGTCCCCGATGGGCGGCATCAATTCTGTTACGAACATGATGACCGCGCCGCCTGAAGATGCGCTGTCGCTGGTCAACATGATTCCGAACGACTACGGCGTGCAGGTGCGTAACGGCTACGTCGAGCATTGCCAGCCCGTACCACTGGGCGATGGCATCAAGACGCTGATCCCGTTCGAGAACAGCGCCAGTGACACGCCTGTACGCAAGTTGTTTGCCTGCACGAGCGACGGCATCTACGACGTGACGACGGCGGGCGGTACGCCGGTCAAGGTCTACGACTTCGCCAACAAAGATGCGCGCGCAGGCTGGTGCTCGTGGGCGCACTACATCAACACGGCGCAGGCGCAGTTCCTGCTCGTCTGCGACAACAGCAACGGGTACATCCTCTATACGGCGAGTACGGATACGTGGGCGGCAGGCACGGTCACGGGGCCTGCCACCGAATCAACCTTTGACTTCGTGACGATCTGGAAGAACCGCATCTGGTTCGTCGAGGGCAACAGCGGCCGCGCGTGGTACCTGCCAGTCGGTGAACTGACGGGCACGGCGAAGGAGTTCAACTTCGGCAACAAGTTTCGCTATGGCGGCTACCTCAAGTCGCTGTGGAACTGGACTGTCGATGGCGGCGAAGGGATGGACGATTACCTTGTCGCGCTCAGCAGCGCGGGCGACATGGTGGTTTACAAGGGAACCGACCCTGACACGACGGGCGGATTCATCATGCACGGCTCGTGGTACATCGGCCGCCCGACACAGGGGCGGCGCAATGGCGACGACGCAGGCGGGGAACTGCTGCTGCTCACGCAGTTCGGCCTGCTGCAGTGCTCGAAGCTGATCGCGGGCCTGCCTGCAACGGATGAGCAGGTGGCACTGAGCTACAAGATCAACCCCCGCATCAACCGTGTGTTGCAACGGGGCAATAACGTCTACGGCTGGCAGATCAAGTTCGACCCTGCGAGTCAGCTGATCTTCGTGCTCTCTCCGCAGGAACAGGGCGCTGACTGGATGCAGTTCGTCTACAGCATGACGACGCGCGCATGGGCGCAGTTCGTCGGCATTCCGATGAACTGCGCCGAAGTGCTGTTCAATAAGCTGTACTTCGGAGACAAGGACAATCGCGTTTACACGTACTCCGGGAATCTGGATAACGTGATGCTGGATGATGCCGGGGCCAGCGCCGTGCCGGTCGAATGGACGTGGCTCTCGACGTACCAGACGCTCGGAGAGCCCGCGATCTACAAGCGCGTGCAATTCCTGCGCCCGCAGTTCATCGGGCTGGCGACGCCTTCCTACGTCATCTCTGCGCGCTACAACTTCGATCTTTCCGAGGTTGATACCACGCCGCCCTACGTCGTGCCTTCGGGCTCGTTGTGGGATTCCGCGCTGTGGGACACGGCGAAATGGAATGGCGGGTACGTTGTCGATACGCCGCCTCGTGGCGCGTACGGCATGGGACGCAGCGTTGCCATAGCGATGCGCGGGGAAAGCGCTGCCGAGACGGTGTTCATCGGCGTCGATGTACTGTTTGATTCGGGTGGGATGCTGTGAAGCCGCGCATTCAATTCCGTGCGATGACGCCTCTCGACTACGAGGAATTCACCCGAGAGACTTCCTACTACCCCGGCCCTCAGTTCGGGGGCGTCATCGCATGGTTCCAGTCCGGCGGGAACGAAGTCGTCATGGGTGCCGTAGGGCTCGACAGCTGGACGCCGACGAGCGTCATGGCGCATTGGTGGATCAGGCACCCGCGCTGCATCCTGCCGTTGTGGGCCGAGGTTACGGGCTACCTCGCGAAGTACGGCAAGCGCAAGGTCATCGGATCGACGCCAAGCGACAACGTGCGCGCGCTGCGCACGATGACGAACAAGCTCGGCTTCGTCGAAGTCGCGCGCATCAGGGATGCGTGGAACGTCGGCATAGATCTCGTCATCACAGAGCACAGGATCGAAGCCGCGTTGCGGCTTGAGGCGGCGGCATGAGCAAGTCAACCCCGAAGGCCCCTGACTACACGGCTGCGGCCATTGCGCAGGGCAACGCAAGCCGTGACGTGACGGAACAGCAGACGTGGGCGAACCGTCCGGACCAGTACACGCCGTTCGGTTCGCAGACGTGGCAGAACGCGCCACAGTACGACCCTGCGACGGGCCAGACGCTCAACCGCTGGACGCAGACGACGACGCTTGCGCCCGAAGCGCAGCGCGCGCTCGACGCGCAGATGATGCTCGAAAGTGGCCGCTCGGAGCTTGGCGCGAGCTTGTTTCCACGTGCGCAGCAGGAATTCGGGCAGGCGATGGATTGGAGCAGGTTCCAGCAGGGCGGTGGAGTGCCGCAGGCAGGAATGCTGACGCCGGAGCAGCTGCAGCGCGGGTACGCGATTCAGGGTCCGGCGCTCGATCCCTCGCAGCGCTACTCCAATCAGGCGAACGAGGCGATCTATAACCAGTGGGCTTCGCGCGCGCTGCCGCAGCAGGAGCGCGACACGAACGCGCTGCGTACCCGCCTGTACAACATGGGGCTTCGCGAAGGCGACGCTGTCTATGACGACGAGGTGCGCAAGCTGCGCGAGACGCAGAACGATGCCGCACGGCAGGCCGCGTATCAGGCGACGATCGGCAGTGGCGCGGAAGCGCAGCGTTACCTCGGCATGGACGCTGCGACCCGTGCGCAGCTGACGGGCGAGCAGCGCGACCTTGCGGGCTTTGGCAATCAGGCTGCGCTCGGGCAGTTCGGCATGGGCGCGCAGGCGGGGCAGCAGAACTACGGCCAGCAGCTGCAGTCGAGCCAGTACCAGACGCAGCTGCGCCAGCAGCAGATCGCCGAGGAGATGCAGCGTCGCGGCTTCAGCCTGAACGAAATCAACGCGCTGATTTCCGGGCAGCAGGTGGGAATGCCGACGATGCCCGGCTTCAATCAGGCGCAGCGCGCCGAAGTGCCGCAGTTCCTGCAGGCCGCAGGAATGCAGGGGCAGTCCGCGCTCGACGCCTACAACGCGCGGCAGGCGGGCCTGCAGGGGATGCTCTCGGGTTTCGGTTCGCTCGGTAGCGGCTTCATGATGAGCGACAGGCGGTTTAAACAGACTGTTCGCCGCATCGGATCGACGCCCGCAGGGACGCCGCTCTACTCGTTCCGGTACATCTTCGGCGGCCCTGAGATGGTTGGTGTCATGGCAGACGAAGTGCCGCATGCGGTCATGAAGATCGCGGGCATCAGCTTCGTCGATTACTCGAAGGTGAAGTGACATGTTCATGATCGACCCTCGCACTGGCCAGCCCATTGCGCCGCAGGCCCCCGCAGCGCCGCAGGCGGGTACGCAGAATCCTTACGGGCTTGATCCTGCGGTGCTCGAAGCAATGCTCGGCACCTATGGCGACACGCAGGAAATCAGCGCACTTGAGCGGCAGATGGCTGCGGCCGAAGCGCTGCGCCAGCCGACTCCGGAAGGGCGGCAGGCAGGGCGCGTGTTCGTCGCGGCTAATCCGCTCGAACATCTGGGGAAGGGCATCGGCGATTACCGTCTGATGAAGCAGCGGCAGGCGAACGAGGCCGCGCAGGCCGCCGCGCGCAAGCGCATCGATGAGAACGTCAGGGCCTACGGAAAGAACCTGCCCGGAGTATGAGTCATGGCTGATTCGTTCAGCGCGCTTGAAGTGCTGCTTGAGCCTGCCGACCCACTGAATGATCCGTTCAGGCGGCAGGCCACGGCTGCGGCACTGCGCCGGCAAAACGCCTATGGCGTGCTCGGGCAGCTGATGGGCGTACAGCCGACACAGCGGGCAGGCGTTGCGCTGCAGGACACGGCGCAGCAGTCCCTGCGCGGCCTTCTCGCCAAGCAGCAGGCGGACAAGGCCGCCGCTGCGCGCGCGGCTGAGCAGGCACAGCAGCAGCAGAACTGGCAGGCTGAGCAGGCACAGCAGCAGCAGAACTGGCAGGCTGAGCAGGCACAGCAGCAGCAGCGCCACCGCGATCAGATGGGGCTGCAGTACGCGCAGGAGCGGCGGCTTGCCGCAGCGCAGAACTCGGACCTGCGCGCGCAGTGGGCGTCTGCTGTCGATCCGGTCACGGGCAGCATGCGCCTGTACAACCGGTACACGGGTGAATGGCGCGACGAGACGCCTGCCGGTCCCGCCGCGCCAGCGCAGCTGCCGCAGTTCAATCCTGCGCTTGGTATGAGGCCGACTGAGCGCATGAAGAACGACCTCACGGGCATCCAGCAGCAGCGCGGGGCCATTCAGGGCGCAGTGGCTGCTGCCGAGCAGAATCCGCAGGCGTTCGGCTTCGGTCCGCGCAACCTGCTCGAACAGTTCGGCGGCCCCGTCGGTTCGGCGATCGCGGCATGGGCGCGCAATCCGCAGGACACGGCCGCACGGTCGTTCGTGCTGAACAACGTCTCCGCGATCATCAACGAGCGCGCGGGCGCGGCGCAGTCGGCGCAGGAACTGGCGCGGCTGCGGGGCTTCCTGCCGAACGAGACGGACAGCGTGAGGAAGGTACAGGCGAAATTCGGCGCGTTCCTGCAGTACCTCGAAGAGCGTGAGGCTGCGACGCGCGGGTATACCGTCGAGGAACTGCGCAACAACGCGCGCTCCACTGTGCCGCCTGTACGGCAAGGCTCGGGTGCGACGTCTGACGACCCGATCGACTTGGGGGGCTGAGGCATGCCGTTCTTCCGTTTAAACGGGCAGGTCATCGAGGCTCCTACGCCCGATGCCGCTAGGGCGCGCTTTGCTCAGCGTGCTGCGCTGCAACAGCAGTACCAGTCCGAAGCTCCAAGTGCCGTTGAGGGCATGTCCGGTCCCCAGAGGTTCGTTGCCGGCATCGGACAGGGCGCAACCCATGCCGGGCGGCAGGTGGGCAACCTTCTCGGCGTCGTGTCCGACGAAGCCCTGCAGGACGCCGCCAGCCTCGATAAGGGCCTGCTGGGCACGGGGGCCGGTCAGGCAGGGGCCTTCCTCGGAGAAGTCGCCGCCACGGCCCCCGTAGGCGGTCTGGTGGGGGCTGGCGGCAGGACTCTGGCTTCCCAGCTGGGTGCCAAGACCTTGGGGAAGAAGCTGGCGACCGTGGCGGCGGGTGGCCTTGGACAGGGCGCGGCCGAGGGCGCGCTGATGGCGGGACCGGGCGACCGGGGGGCGGGTGCGGCGATCGGCGGGGCTGCGGGCGCAGTGCTGCCCTACGTCGGCGGGACGCTCGTGCAGAGCGTGACTCGGGGCATCCGGCCTTCCGCCCCTGCCCGCGAACTGATGCGCAAGAACGTTGATCTGACGCCGGGGCAGATGAATCCCGGCAGCATGCTCGGGCAGCTGGAAGAGGCAGCCACGAACGTCTGGGGCGTTGGCCCCCTGATCCAGAGTGCCCGCGAAAGGGCTCTGCAGGGCTGGCAGCGCGCTGCACGCAGGGCAGTCCTGCCGCCGGGGGTAAACCCTTCGCAGGCGAACGGGTCGATTGATTCGGTCTATGCCGAGTACGGGCCTGCCTATGATGCAGCCAAGAAATTCCCGGTGTATCCGCGCACGATGCCCTTGACGGGACCGGGGGTGCCGCTCGCAAGCTTCTCACAGCGACCCGGCCTGTTCACGCTGGCTGCGCGCGATCCTGACGTCATCGCAGATGCCACCAAGCGCAAGGCAGTCGATGCGTGGCTGCAGAACAAGCTCACGCAACTGCCCGGCGCGGGACGGCAGCTGGTAACCAGCGACGACCTGTTGAAGCTGCGCAGTGACATTCGTGACCAGATCAGGAAGGCGTCCTTGGGACCTGCGGCTGATACCTCGCAGGCTGACCTGCTGCGCAACGCGGAACGTGCGGTTACGGATGTTCTTGATTCGCAGCTTCCTCCCGGCGTGCTGCAGGGGCTCAGAGCGACCGATGCGCAGTACGCGCAGTACAAGGTGCTCGAAGATGCGACCCGCCGCGCGGGGGATCAGCTGATGGGGGTGACGCCTTCGCAGTTGTCCGCTGCGGTCCGCGCAGCCACGCCGCACGGCGCTTATGCACGCGGGGCGGGCGGTGACCTGCGGAAGCTGGCGAGCACGGGCAAGCAGGCATTCGATACGCGTACGCCACCTACGGGCGTCCGCCTTGCAACGCTGGCAATCCCTGCAACCGTTCTTGCGACCAACCCTGTTGCGGGTGCTCTGCTGGCTGGCACGGTCGGTTTTGCAGCGGCGACTAGGAGCGGGCGCAGGATGCTGAGCGGGCAGACAGCGCCGCAGGACAAAGCGCGACGGCTTATTGCGGCTCTGCGGCGCAAGGCAGGTCCCGGTAACCGCGCCGATGCCAAGACAGTCGGTATCGCAGCCAGCACGGCCGCAGGCCGCGCTGCTGAGGAGCAGGAGTAGAGCAAATGGCCCGCGATTCGAACGGTAACTACACGCTGCCCGCAGGCAACCCTGTTGTCAGCGGTGAGGTGATCTCTACGGGGTGGGCCAACCCCACGCTCTCCGACATTGCGAACGAACTGACGAATTCGCTCGATCGGCAGGGGCGCGGTGGAATGCTCGCGCCCTTCAAGTTTACCGACGGCACGTCGAGTGCGCCGGGCATCTCGTGGTCCAGCGAGCCTTCATCGGGGCTTTACCGCGCAGGGTCTGGCGACATGCGCGCGACCATTGCGGGCGTGCCGCGTATGCGCTGGACGAGCACGGGCGTCGATGTCTGGGATTCGGTCAACTCTGTCTGGATCGCGCTGACGAACGCCTCGGGCAGCAACCTCGCTTTCCTCACGGCGGCCAACGTCTACACGGCAACGCCGCAGCAGCTGAACAACGCGGCGGGTACGATCCAAGTCGTCAATGCGCTGCCTGCGCCGACTTCCGGCGTACGTATCGGGCTTGCGCAGATCGTCAGCAGCCCTTCTGTGGACATCTACACGGGCGGCGCATGGCGCGCGCTGCTGTACGGCAACTCGTCCGAAGCCGTACTGCGGGGTGATACGGTTGAGTTTGAGGATTACACGGGCGCAGCGTCGTTCAGCGTCGCTGCGACGCAGGTCTACACGCACAACGGCAGGCCGCTGAACATCCTTGCGGCGGGTGACGCGACGGGCATATCGCTCGCGTCTGACGGCGCGCTGAATTCGAATACCACGTGGTCCTTCCGCATTCAGGGCGTTTCGCATCTCGGACTGACAGCCACGGAATTCTCGCTGGTCAGCGGGCTGCGGCAGAATTTCTACGACTCGTCGAACGCGAACTTTTTCAACGTCTCGAACGTCGGCAATGCGCTGCAATGGAATTCAAGCGCGGCGGGTGCCAGCTACGTCTGGCAGGTCAACGCAGCGTCTGCTGTGACGCTGCTGGGCGGCGTACCGAATTACCTGCAGATCGGTGGTAACACGCGCCTGCAGCTGCTTGCGCTCAACGGCACGACGAACGTCGTTGCGGCTGTCGATGACGCGGGGCCTGCCCGCTGGGTCTCGGATACTTCCGTGACGGCGTACCAGTGGTACCACGGCAACGACGAATGGGTGAACCTGACGAGCTTCGGGATGCTGCTGTACAGCAAGGGCGCGGCGCTCTATCACGATAACGGGGTCCTGCAGAGCGGGCGCGTCATCGTCTCCGATCAGCCCGCGCCTTCGAGCGGGTATCCACCCGGCACGGTCTGGCTGCAGGTTTAAACACCATGTCGATGCACGTCTACGGCGTCCCTGACACACCTGTACTGGTCAAGGGCATTGCGGTCTACGGTTCTCCCGACGTGCCCGTGCATGTGAAGTCGGGATGGGTCTACGACGCTGCGGGCGTGCCGAAGCAGTTCTTCACCTCGGGGCGCATCGTCTCGGACGAGTTTGATTACGCGGACGGCTCGTTCCTCGGGCAGCAGGCAAACTGGATTCAGGGCAGCGGCGCGAACACGACGTTCCCGATCAGCAACGGCAAATGCCGCGGCATCTATGACACGTGGTACCCGCCGTACTACTGTTTCTGGAACGATGGCGGCGTCGCGTTCTCGAACGACCAGTTCGCGGAAATCGTGTTCGAGCGCGTGGCTTCGGGCGAGGGTAACATCGGCCCCGGCGTGCGGATGACAGGTTCGCAGGGCTACTTCATCGAAGCGCATAACTCCTACGCTGTCGTGCGTCGCTGGAACGACTACGCGGTTCTCTGGGAAGGCAACGTCTCGATTCCTGATGGCGCGGTACTGCGCATCACAGTGGAAGGCACTGACCTCTACTGCGAAATTAACGACGTGGAATTCTTCCGCACGACTTCTGCGACGCTCACGGGCGGTTCGCCGGGCATCGCAACCGTGTCACCTTCCGGTGCGAATGGCCCGAATGCGCTCTCGTGGCGGGGCGGTGACCTCGTGACCGAGGCAGAGCCGCCGCCTGCAGGAACGCCGGGCGATCCACCGGACCTCACGGCCATGCGGGTGTCGGGTGGCGTGGAACTGAGCGTCTACGCGACGCCGCCTGTCGGCAAGAGCATCATCCGGTACGAAATCGAGTACTCAGCCGATGGCGTGTCGGGCTGGACCTCGACGCCGATTCCCGAAACGCTCGACATGTGGGGCAAGCGGTCCCGCGTTCCTGCCTCGCTGGAAAACACGACTCCGACGAAGTGGGTCGATCCCTCGGGCACGCTCGACGGGCACGCGGCGTACACGACCATTCAGGCAGCGGCCGACGCTGCCGTTCCCGGTGACGTGATCGTGGTCAACGGCACGTTCCACGAGAACATCGTCATCCTCAATTCCGGCACGCACGAGCAGCCGATCATCTTCCGCTCGTTCAACTACAGCGCGCCTGCCGTCGTGGACGGGCAGATGACGCTGCCGCTCGGGTGGAACGAGTCAGGCTATGCGCGCGGCAGTTCCACGCTCGTCAACATCACGGCGAACTACGTTTACTGGGAAGCGATCAACGTCATCAACTCGGCACGTGCCAACATCATGGGTGGTCCGTCGAACAACAACGGCCATTTCCTGCAGGACAACGAAGTCAATGAATGGTGGACTGGTATACGTATTACGCGCTGCGTGCTTCAGCGTTCTTACGAACGCATCGCGCACTTCTTCAACTGCGACTCCGCGATCGTCAGCGGCAACTGGTTCCTCGAAGGAGTCCTCAGCCAGTGGACAGGCCCCGTTTCAGGATGGCCGGGCGCGATATCAGTGTGCGGGAAGAACTACACGTTCACGGACAACATCATTGCTCAGGCAATCGGAGAAGGAACGCATCTTGCGCACCATATCTCGGCCGGCGGGCCGGACCGGCACACGCAGCTGGACGGAGCCTATTTTGCAGGCAACGTCATTTTCGATACGTGGAGTAACCCCCTCTACCTGACGAATGTGCGGAACATCATCGTCGAGGGCAACCTGATCTTTCACACGGGCGACATTAAATTCTGCAAGAACCGCGACGATCAGCCGTACCAGCATCCGCCGGATGCCTGCTCCTTCGGCAGTGAGAGCGGCGATACCAGCGTAGGCGGTTACCCGCCCAGCGATGGCTTCATCGGCGGCTACAACATCGATTTCAGGAACAACGTCATTGTTGGCGGGCTCGTCAACTTGGTGTTCGACTACTGGCTTTCGTGCCAGTACAAGGACGTGAAGATCAGGAGCAACACGATCTACTCCGTGCAGCCGATGGGAGTCACGGGTCTCGGTTATGAGGCACTGATTCAGAACGAGCCGACGAACACGGAGAACCTGACAGTCCGCAACAACATCTTCTACGAGCCGGCGCATGCGATGTACCGCAACTACAATGCGCTCATCGGCACGAATCTGATCAATTCGAACTGGTTCAACCAGACGCCCCCGCCCGCGCTGGCCGCAGGCGCGATCATCGGCACTGATCCGGGGCTGACGAACGCGGCGTACCTGCCCTACGACCCGTGGCCGAATCTCGCCATGTTCGACACGAGCAACTTCCGGCTCGTGGATTCGAGCGTGTGCATCAACGCGGGCGTCCCGGACACGGACATTACGGTGGACTGGTTCAACCGTCCGCGCCCTGTCGATCACATGGACTTGGGCGCGCACTCCCTGTCGCGGCCCACGAACGGCAGCGCGATATTCTCCGACCTCGGTCGCTACTGGCGGGCGCGCTATGTGGACAGCGCACAGACGGCTTCGGGCTGGTCAGATGTAGCGGATCGCGGGCCGTGAAGCCCGCGATCCTGCTTCTGTGCGCGCTGCTGGCAGGCTGCAGCGCTGTGCGAACGGAAACGGGCGTCGTGATCTGCTTGGGCTTCTGCTGGCACTTCAGGCAGGCGGTGGAGAAGCAGCCTGATTCGAGGGAGCCTGCGCCTGCGCCTGCGCCTGCGCCTGCGCCATGATCTTATTCAGCAGCGGCAGTGCGTCGCGGATCGCCTGCTGTGAAAGCACCTGCAGGATGTAATCGACTTCCTTCTCGGTCAGCTTCAACTCGAACATTCCCGTGCCTCCTCAGCGGGTCATGATGAAGTAGAACGCGGCAGATACGCCGATCAGCGCAACTACCTGCCATGCGCGCCAGCGGGTCTTCGTCCAGCGCGGCATGCCCGACAGGGAGCGCAGATGACGCTCTGCGCGCAGCGTGTCCTGAGACAGGTTCCTGAATCCTTCCGGGTGCATGGGTTACTCCGCAATGTCCAGATGTTTCGGGCAGAGCCTGTACGCGTGCAGAGAAAGTACCTCGCCCTTCGTGTAGTGGCAAACCTTCAGGTCATCCGTGAGGAACGCCTCGCCGCGCAGGTAAGAGCGCTCTGCGCGCTGCAACGGCAGGTCCTTGAACACGAAGATCGCAGTGCCGATGATCGCCGTCGTCCAGAGTGTCAGGTAGACGAACGGGCGAACCGCGTTGTCGGCAGGAAGCTCGCCCCGGTGGAAGTCAGGGTAGTTCATCGTGCCCCCCTGTCGAGCATGCAGGCCACGCGCACGAACTGGCGACGGAACAGCAGGAAGGTCAACAGGTCGAGAACCGCGCAGGTCAGGAAACCGAAAACGAACATCATGGCGTCATCCCCTTGTCAGCTGGTTGTACCCGCAATTCGCCGCGTCGTACGCGGTCGCAGAACTCAAAAGCTGCACGCACGGACAGCAGCGTATTGCGCCCCGTCGAAGCCAGCTGCAGCAGTTCGTCCGAAGTCAGCCGTTGCAGGTTCACGGGCAGATCGTTGCGCAGCCACGGCGAGACCTTAATCACGGCGCTCCTCCCCGGCCGCGCGGCGAATTTCGTGCAGCCTGTCGTAGAAGCTGAGCGCCCGGCGAGCGGCGGCACATACCGCGATCAGCACGAACGTCAGTGCGGCACTCAGCAGAAAGGTCAGAAGGCCCCTCATCGATGCATCCTCTGCCTGACTTGCGCCCGCCAGTTCAGCCAGTGGCGCTGGCTTCCCATGTCCTGCGGAATGCCGTGCTTGAAGCGCCTGCCGTCCGCAGTCTCGACCAGCCACCAACGGTGCTTGCTGTGGCCCGTTTCGATGATGCGCAGCCCCAGTTCCCGCAGTATCCGCTCCGCCTCGCGATAGTCGTTACGCACTGAACTTCTCCCGGCAAATGGGGCCGATACCGAAGTCGATCGACACCGGGTCGGTCAGCGGGCGCGAGCAGCAGGCGCAGCGCCCCGTCAACACGCCCTCGTCGCGCGCGGTATTCAGCGGGTCGGCTTCGATCTTGTGCAGCATGGCCAGCGCTTCGGCCAGCGCGGCATCGCGCAGGTACTTGCGGGACTGCGTGTAAACGCACGTAGCGCTGTCGATCCGTCCGGCGATTGAGCCGCCCCATTTCACCCAGATCAGGCTGCCGTCGTTCTTCAGGCTCAGTGTCAGCTTGCCGACCGTGAACCGCGCGAACCTGTTCAGGTTCACTAGCCCGCAGATAACCGGCAGGGTGATGGCCGGAGCAGGGACGGGCGCAGGGGCAGGGGCAGGGGCTGCCACTGACTGCACCAACCGCTCAACGTAGGGGCGCTGGCGATCGGTGAAGCGGCCATACTGCTCGAAACCGCTCAGAAGGCTCGTGGCAAAGCTCGTGTCGCGTCCCTGCAGGTACGGCAGGGCGGCCTTGAGGGCGGCTCCCAGCGCCTTATCCGGGCTCTCTGCGGGGGCGCTGACCAGCCGCTCGGCATGCGGGCGCTGGCGATCGGTGAAGCTGCCGTAGCGGGTGAATCCCGCCAGCAGGCTGCGGGCAAAGTCCGCATCGCGGGCGGGCAGCGCCGGCAGAGCCGCCTGTAGTGCCACTGCGAGCGTGCTGTCGGTACTGATCGGGGTCTGTACGGGAGCGCAGACGATGGCCTGCGCGACGGTCTGCTTCCAGTTCGTGTTCATGCGCGTCTCTCCTTTGGCTTCAGGAGGCGGCACCATGCCGCCCCTTGAAACCGGATCATACGGACTTCTTAGCCGCAGTCAACATTTAGTTCGCTGCCTCGGGCCTGACCGTCCATTCAGGCAGGTACAGGTCCGGCCGCAGATCCGCAGGACAGAAGTCGCCGAGACGGCACAGAGGCAGGACCCACTCAGCAGGGATTGGCATGGTCGGGCGCCTGCGCGCACGGCTCGTGTAGACCGTCACGGTAGCGTGGGACGCATGTCCCAGTCGCTTGCCGATGATCGCCGGCGAAACGCTTTCCCGCAGCTTCACGAGCGGGTGGACAAGCCTGCCCGTGGAGTCGGCGATCAGCTTGGGCTTCTTCGATGGCTTCTTCATGGAGTCATTCCTTCTTCAGTGCGGTCATGAGGGACTTCTGGGTGCGATCCTTCGAGCGCAGGGCTTCGAGTACGCGCTCATCAATCGTGTTAACAGCGACAATGTAGTGAATCGTGACGGGCTTCGTCTGTCCCTGCCGGTACACGCGCGCAATGAACTGATCGAATTCTTCGAGGTTCCACGTCAGCGTGAACCACGCGACCGCGTTGCCGCCCGCCTGCAGGTTGAGCCCGTGCGCGACGCTGGCCGGATGCGCGAGCAGTACCGGGATTTCACCCCGGTTCCACGCATCGACGATGCGGTTCGATTCGCCAATGCCGATGCCGCCGCCAAGGTACGGAATGTCCTTGTCCTTGAGGTGCGCGCGGATGCGCTCCACCTCGTGCTGGAACTGCACAGCGACCAGCAGGGGCTGGCCCTCCTGCTCTTCGATCAGGTCGGCAAGGGCTTCGATCTTGGCGTCGTGCAGGTGCACAGCGCCCTCGGTGCCGTACACGCCGCCGCCGACGATCTGCCGCAGCTTCATGCCCTTCGCAGCGGCATTGGCCGCCGTGACCGCGCCCGATGTCAGTTCCGCGTAGAAGTCGTCTTCAATGTCCTTGTAGGTGCTCTGCGCGCCAGCAGGCAGCGTGACCTCGATGCGGTTCTCGATCTTGCGCGGCATCTGCAGGTAATCCTCGGCCTTGAGCGCAAGCGTAATGTCCGCGATCTTGGCCTGAACGCGCGCCTGCGTGTCGCGACGCGGCGTCCAGAGCGAGTAGCCACCGTAATGCCGCTCTTCGGTGAAGTACTCGCGCCGGAAGTGCGTAATGAACCGTCCGAGGCGCTGGCCGCCGTCAAGCATGTAGATCTGCCCGAACAGGTTCTCGATCCCGTTCGGGGCTGGCGTGCCCGTCAGGATCCAGACCCGGCTGAAGCGATCGCGCAGCGCCTTCAGCGTCTTGTACCGCTGCGTCTGCGTGTTCTTCACCTTGGTGGACTCATCGAGGCACAGCACGTCGAAGGGCCACGGCTCGCCGCGCGCGGTCAGCTTCGCCAGCTGTGCAGACAGCCATGCCAGCCCCTCATAGTTGATAACGTACACGTCGGCTTCGCGGCGCAGCAGCACGTCCTTCTTCGGCCCGTGCAGGACCGCGACGCGCAGATGCGCGAAGTCCGTCCATTTCTGCACCTCGGTCGGCCAGACGCGGTAGCAGGGGCGCAGCGGGGCGACGACCAGCAGGCCGCGCGCCGCGTTGTTCTCCCTGAGCACCGAGAACGCGGCCAGCGTAGTTGAAGTCTTGCCAAGGCCGGGCTCGGCGAACATGCCGAATCCCGGCTTGCTTACCATCTCGGTCAGGGCACGTAGCTGGTACGGATGCGGGGTCCACGGGGTCATCTGGTTCTCCTGCTCCCGGCACCATGCCGGGGGAGCGTGAGAATAGGGTCACCATTAGTCGCCGTCAACACTTCCCGGAAGTCTTCGACCGATCTGACATAGGCCACCGGATGCCCCATGCCGTTCAGTACGCCGGACCAGTAGTGCTGAATCCGGCTCGTCCGTCCCCCACGGGGGCGCTTGAACTCGATCAGGGCGTGGGTGCCGTCAGGACGCAGCAGAAGCCTGTCAGGGAAGCCCGCGAGACCATGGTGCAGCTTGGTCAGCAGGCCGCCGTGCTGCGCTGTAATGGCCCTGCAGGCCCGCTCGATGGATGCCTCACGCCGCCCGGCAGGGGCCGCCCTTGGCTTGGTTGTACGGGCATCCGGCGCAGAATCGGTTCGGGCGGGGCGGGTACTCGTCCGCGCCGAGAAGCCTGCCTGCGCGCTGCTCCCATTTGCGGGCGAGCTTGGGGGCATCGGCGCGTTTAAACGTTTTGGCATGAGGTTCCTCGTGGTCGAGATACCAAAGCTCGCCCTGCACTTCCTGCACGCTGTCGAACTTGGCGAAGCCTGCCAGTGCGTAGACCTCGACCTGCTCCATGTTCTGCGGATAGGGCTTGCCGGTCTTGAAGTCGATGATGACCAGCGTGTCGGCACCCGGCTGGTAGTGCGCGTCTATCTTCATGCGCAGCCACAGCGGGCCGTTGACGAGCGGGTGCCAGCCTTCTTCCAGTTCCCATTGCTGTTCGGGGATGGCACCGAATGCCTTCAGCCCCTGCAGCTGCGCGCGCCATGCGGGGCCGATTGCCGGATGCAGCCCCTCGGCGCTGACCTCGCCCAGCAGGAAGTGCTCGCACGTCAGATGGACTTCGGTACCACGGTCCATGGCGGGTGAGCTTCTGGCAGGCACGAGCCTGTAGCCGATCGCCTGCCAGTCCGCAGGCTCGAACAGGTAGCTCCAACGGTACTTGGCGGGGCACGTCTCGAAGTCCTTGAGGGCGCTGATCGTCCAGTGTTCGCGCTGCTTCATCGTGCTGTGCTCACGAAGCGGGGAAGCCAATGAGAACCACGATACCGAAAGCTCTGATGAATCCCATGTGCGTAACTCCCCCGTGCTCAGGCTTGCCCTGCGCAGCTGTCCTTCTCGCGCAGCGTGTTGGCCCTTTTCAGCGATTCGAACAGCAGCCGCATCGCCTCAACCGACGGCCTGTCGGCATCCTTCGACAGCAGCGCCGCCGCAGGGCAGAGGATTTCAAGCGCCGACTCTTTGTCGCCTTCATGCAGGTAGTAGTGCGCGCCGAGGATCACGTCACGCAGGAGTCGCCGCAGCACGAACTCAGCAAACTCAGCCCCTAACGAGGTGAAAAAATTCTGCAGGATGGCGTCATCGTTTGCAGCCATCAGCCGGCCTGCTCTGCAGTCAGTTCAATGCGCTTCATTTCATTTCTCCGAAGTTGGTACCGTAAGTCGGGTCGGTCTTGGTCGGTACGTCGAGCCTGAATGCTTCGACCATACACTGATCGAGCAGCGCGCTTGCCTTCTTCACCTTGCCCTTCGGCGCGCAGCCGACCAGCTGATCGTGGATCGTCATGAGGAAGCGCGTGTCGGTGCCCCTGATCTGCGGCCACCAGTTACGCATCGCCTCCTTCGTCTGGTCAGCGCTGCCGCCCTGAATGAGGTAGTTCAGCAGCTTGTACTCTAACGTCCGCACTTCACCGCGCACCATCTCAGCCGGGGGTGAGTAGTAGCGCCGTCCGCCAAGCGTCAGGATGCATTCCCCGCGCCGGCCTATGCCTGAGACTTCGCGCATCAGCGCCTTCACGCTCGGCAGCGCGCAGTCATAGGCGTCCATCATCGTGCGCGCCGTCATCTCAGGCACGCCCAGCGAAGCCCCCAGTCTGGCGATGCCCATCCCGTAGACCTTGCCGAAGTTGATTGTCTTGGTTGGCTTGCGCTCGATGCCGACGCCCGTCACCCTGTTGATAAGGTCACGCACGAACACGTGCAGGTCAAGGTCCGGGTTGTCGCGGTACGCCTGCGCCAGCACGCCATCTTCGTAGTGCGCGAGCAGCCGGAACTCCTGCTGGCTGTAGTCACGCGAGAACAGGACGTGCCCCTTCGGCGCGATGAGGTAGCTGCGCAGGTTCGGAAACGTCGTCCATCCGGCCGCGCAGCCCCACTTCTTCATCAGCGCGTGCAGCTGCTCGTACTTCTCCGGATTCGTCAGGTTCTGCAGATTCGGCGAGGAAGAGAGCCGCCCCGTGCGCGCGCCGTTGTCGGAGTAGTCGCGAACCTGATTCCAGTTGCAGTGCAGGGCCGTGCCCTGTTCCAGCCACGGGCGCATGTACGTGGAGAGGCACTTCTCGATCGCGCTGCGGTAGAGCAGCAGGCCCTTCACGCGACAGTCAGGCAGCGCGGCAAGCAGTGCGTCCTTCGACGTGGAGAGCTTCCCGCCCGGCGTACGGGGCAGATGAATGCGCCCATCGCGGCTCAGGCACTCAGCCAGTTCGTCGCCCGAGTCGAAGTTGCCGGGGGCCGCGCCGCCCTGAATCTCCTTCGGCCACAGCATCCGCAGGTGCCGTTCGGTCATCACGAGCGCCTGCTCGTAACGGGCCGTGTCCCGTGCGAGCCGTCTGTGGTCCAGCGGAATGCCCTGCGCCGAATTGTCGAGCAGCATCGGCACAAGGTCGCATTCACGCCTGTAGGCTGCGGACATGCCCGCTGATCCGACCAGCGGCTGCAGATGGTTGTACAGGGCCAGCGTGCACTGCGCGTCAGCGATTGCGTAGGGACCGACCAGATCGGCGGGCGCGGCGCTGATGAGCATTCCGCACTGCCTGTCAGTCGGCGCGCGCCCCGTGGGCATCTTCACGTTGGCCTGCAGCCAGTGGCGCACAGCGTCACGCTCGACGGGCAGGCGTTTCAGGTACCGCTGCGCCAGCGGCTTCAGGCCAAGCTCGCCGTAGGGGTCGAGCAGGAAGGCGAGGAACATCGTGTCGTTTACACGCTCCGGGAACGGCAGCCCCATGCGCTCGTGCGCCACGGCAATGTCAAAGGCCGCGTTGTGACACAGCAGCGGCTCGTTCCAGTTGCGCCGCAGCACGTCGAGGCCCGCTGCTTCCGTGGCGTTGTTCATCGTGGGGTGTCCCCACGCAAAGTAGTCCGTGGGGGTCGCCACGCCAACAGGCTGCGGCGGGTAGGCAGGACGAGGCTCGATGGCCTTCGTCTCGAAGTCGAAGCAGAACATGAGTTTCGTCTCCGGGGAAAGAGCCGATGCGGGCAGCGCTCGGCAAACACGCCTTGGTGACGACGGCAGGGAAAGGAGACTACCCTGCCGCCGATCGCCCGATCAGGTCAGAACTTGCGCTTGCGGGCAGGCGCTGCGACAGCCTTCGCCTTCGCCGGCTGCTCCTCCGGTACCGTGTAGCCCTTGCTCAGTTCGCGCTCAGCCTCGTCGAGCCGCGAAGCAATGGCATCCATGGTCGCATCGTCCTGCTCGAACACGGTCGCCTGATAGCTCAGGGCGTACTGCGTACGCGGATCGACCTCGTTCGTCAGCATCGTCACGACGCCCCAGATGGGGCCATTCGGCAGCAGCGCGTCCACGTAGCTGCGGAAGCCCTTGGAGTTGAGCACCGAAGGTGCGCCCGTGATGATCTGCGCCGCGCGCACCCGCTCAGGCGATTCGAGCGCGTCAGCGTGAATGGCCGCGAATACAGCGCCCTCCTTGCACGCCTTGCCCTTGCCGTTCTGCGCAGTGCCGAACTCGTTCAGGCGGCAGATCGCGCAGCGCTCCGACTGCGGCACTGCCGCGTTGCCCGCAGGCTTCACGCCGTCGAGCGAGTAGCAGTCAGGCGACGCGTACACGTCGGGCTGGTACATCGCCGAGTAGTACGTGCGCTCGTAGCCGTAGGAGAGAATCACGAGCGGCAGCGGATTGTCGAGACGGTTGCCCGCAAGAGTGATCGCGCCGCCCTTGAAAGACAGCCGGTTGCCGCTCGACTGCGGCAGCTTGGCCGCGACTTCCTTCGACTTCGCGATGGACGCCGCTGCCTTCTCGCGCCAGTTGCTGACAACCACTGCCTTCGTGGCAGCCGTGGCCAGCGCAGTGCTCTGCTTCTTCGATGCCATGGTCCGTTTCCTCAGTTGCTCAGTGAACCGCAGGGACCGCTGCGGTGCCGGTTGATGAAGACTATATGAGGCCACTCCGACCCGCAACCAGACGCTGTCAACTACCTGCGCGTCGTCACGCTCAGGTCCGTGCGCTCTCCGGGGCGTACGCCGGGGATGTTCAGGCCATCCTCCCACCGCACACGGCACGCGCCGACTGCGGGGCGCTTCTGCACGAGGTCCCACGCCTTCATCCTGCCAACGTACTCGAAGAATGCGCGGTCGTCGTACAACTCCGCGAACGTCGTGCGCTTGAGGCTCACAGTCGCTTCCTTCACCGCGACGCTTTCGAGCTTCGCCGCGATCAGCGCATCGCGCAGTTCGTTTTCCAGCGCATCAGCCGCGTCCTTCAGCGGCTTCAGCTTGGCTTCGGCCTTCTTCACTGCCTGCTGCGCCTTCCACAGCGCCTTCGCGGCAGCCTGCAACTCGGGCAGGGACCTGATGGTGTCCGTCATGGCTACATCACCCCCGCCTGCGTGCTGGTCGCAATGGTGCGGCAGAGGTTCACTGCCTGCCCGCGCACGAGTCCGAGGCCACCGTCATCGGAGTGCATGTAGGCGGCGATGAAGCACTTGAGCGTAACCTCCGCGCTGGGCGTGCCCGCGCAGAGATCGACGGCCAGTCCGCGAGGCATCTCAAAGGACGATGCAGAGAGCAGCATGTAGCACTTCACGGGCTCAGGCAGCTTGGCGAACTCGGGAGTCGCGGGCTCCGCGCCCGCTGCGACATCCGCAGCGAGCACGAGCAGGGAAGGGATCAGGTATCGGGTAATCATGGTTCGTCTCCTTTACAGGTCGTCGTTGAGGTCGTCGATCTTCTGCGCATCGGCATGCGACTGCGCAACCAGCTGCTTGTCGAGCCGGCGCTCCATCCTGCGCAGCGCCTCGCGCGACCTGTCCCACGCGCGTACCGCGCGGGCAAGCCTGCGCTCGATCCGCTCGTGCGCTTCGAGCGCCTTCGCGTAAGTCGCGCCGGGGCCGCGCCTGCCGCGCGGGGCGTCCCTGAGGACAATCACCGGACACTCCGCTTGTAAGCGAGCGTCGTGGCGTCCGCCGCAAATTCGCCCGCGATGCGCAGATTGGTGAGGAACCGGTCGTAGTCGCCGTTCTCAAGGTGCAGCAGGGCGGCCTGCGCGAAGCTCGCGGCATTGGCCGCTAAACCACGCTCACTGACTCCCGACCCGCCGACCGGCATGGGGGTGCTGGTCTGGTTCTGCTTCACGAGCGCACAAACCGTGCGCGAAACACGGTTGCGGGCGTTGCCGATCTGCCTTGCGATTGTCATCTGATCGTCTCCTTCAGGTTAGGGCAGCACCATGCCACCCATGAGCAGGCACTCTACAGGGGTTATTAGTACCTGTCAA